AAGGACGACCAGCAACTGGTGAAAGGTATGACTGTAACTGCCATCTCCACTTTTTATGCATATCATCGCGACCTGCAAGGTAGTCGGCAATTCCTTGTTCGTCTGACTCAGACGCAATCTTAAATGCATTGTTAATTGACTCGATCATTACGTTGTTTGCCTCATAAAGATCGCGAACCATAAGCATTGGATCTGATGCAACGTCCATATCCTGCATTTGATTCATGTTCTCAAAGTCATAAAGGCGGAATGGAGCAAGAGCGCCCATCTTTCTCATGTTCTCTGCGATCGGATCAAACTGTGCAAGAACGTCTGTGTATATCTCCTCAAAGAACTCGTGAAACTCCGCGAAGTCTGGTCCCATCACATTCCAGTGGTGTCCCTGTGCCTTAAAGTACAAAACAACAGCGTTTGATAGATTTTCCGCGAGAGCGTTTACAAGCTCTGGCTTCTCTACCATCATGTTTGGTTCATGCTGCATGATTTGTCTTCCTTTCTACTGTTGTGCTGGTGTTTCTGGTTGTTGTTCTTCAATAGGTGTAGCTGGTGGCTGCATCGCAGTTCCTGCTGCCTGATTTAGAATTTGCTCGATCTCCGGTGGAACTGGAGCTACGGACTCAGCCTGTTGTACCTCGCGAACCTTCTCCATGATGTCTGGCGCAATCGCGTTAATCATGCTTTGCGTAAGCTCTGGAGATATACTTCCCTTCTCAACAAGAATACGAAGTGCAACCTCCTTAGGATCTGGTGCGTCAGCAGTTGAGAAACCATGAGCGCGTCTCCAGGTATCAAACGAGATTGCCATGCGGTCAAATCCGGAGTCAGCGTCTGCAGCTCTGTCGTTACGTGTGGCAACCTGTGATGGGTCATACCAGATACAAAGGCGACGAACCTCGTCCTCGCTAAATCCTGATGACATCAACGCTGGGCGAAGATACATAACTGTAAGCGCATCAACGATGATAAGCATCAACGGCTCGATGTGTGCCTTATATAAAGCCTCATCAATTTGAAGTGCGTTTGAGTACTTAACGTTTGCTAAACCTGTGACAACGTCCTTTGGAACGTCAAGTCCTTGAAGGATACGCTCTAAAACACGATCCGCGCGTTGCGCAAGTGCTGGGTCAAATGATCTTTCAAACTTAAACTGTTTGATTCTGTCACCAAGCTCAGCAGGACCGCGAATGATAAGTGGAACAACTGCAGATGCGGAGTCCTCGTCACGAATTGGAGTTGTCATCGCGTCGATGAGCTGATCCTCAAACTCGTCGGCTGCCTCCTCGGCAGTTATCTCAGGTGAAAGATTATTTTCATCATCATATGGATAGTCTGGGTCTGGGCTTGCTGCAACTGATAAACCATCTGGCAGATATAACGCACCGGCGTTGAGACGCGAGCGTGCAGTTGCACGAAACGTTCTGTTTAGAAGTAGAAGCTCAGCGCAAAGATCAAGTAGACCGCGCATGCTGGAATCTGCTTCCTCGGAGTAACGTGGGTGTGCTCGCCAGATACGACCAACAAAGCTGGTGTTTGGAAGCTTTAACGCTGCCGCTGCGTTTTTACCACCTGAGGTAACAACGTCACGACGCGGAATAATTAGATATTGGTTTTTAGCATCAACCTGTAATTCGTCTGTTGAGCGAACGTCCCAGCTCTCTGGAACACCGCTTCCCTTACGTGCAGGGAATTGAACGAGATAGCACTCGCCTGAAACCGATAGGTTTAGGGCTGCGTCCCGTAATAGTCCAGCCTGTCCGCCATAGGCAGAGTCTAGTCGCGCAAGCGCGCGCTCTGCTGCTGAGGCTAATCTCTGGTCAACAACATCACTGTTGTGAACAGGGACAGGTGACTCCGCGGGATTATCGACCGCGGCTGCATAAAGACGAATACGTGAAACTACAGATGCAACTAGGTTAAACGCATACTTGATCTCGCCGATTGCATCATAGTACTCCCAGGCTTCACTTTGCCAGTCGGAGGAACCACCTGTACGGCGTTGCTTAAATCTTTCAACCTCACCCTTATCATTTATCGCGATTTGAACTGCGGCCGCGGTGATAGGTCGAGGTGCTGAGTATGGAAGTGCCTGTGCGTACGAGATATCAGAAATGACCTTAGGAGTTGGAACAACGCGCGGCTGCGATTCATCACGACGAAAAATTGCCACTAAAACTCCTTGTCACTTACGATAACGGAACGCATGTTATTTATCCAGGCGTGCGGTTATTAAGCCTGCTAGCGCAGACAGGGCAAATATACACCCAACTAGGAACGTGGCACTTGGATAAAATGCATAAAAGACCATCGTTGGAAGTGCTATCCAAAGCGAGATACACCACTCGCACGTGAACAGGTAGCCAAACGTGGACGAGTGCGGAGGCTTCTTCTTAAAGATCCAGTCGCGAACTGGCTCAAAGAGAGCATCGGCTACAAAAAATCGGGTGAGGCGGTAAACCATAAGCGCAAGCACGATAAAGTGCAAGACTGGTATTTTGTCTACTTCATATAGGTTCATTCGGTAGGGTCCTTTATTGAGTCCATGGTTCGATACGGGCTAAATGACCGAAGGCGACTGCCGCAGGTACATCCTTGCACGTGCTTGAACGCGATAATCTTCCCGGAGCTGGTAAGCGCCTGGGAATCCTTACTTTTATCTCCGGACCAGTTTAGGTCCGTGAGTCTTTCAGAGAAAACAAGACGCGGTCCGCTGGATGCGTCCGCGGCAACAAGAAGAATCTTACTTGTATCGTCCTGCATAACAATCGTGCGTACCCTCTCGAGGTAGCGTCCACCCTTTGGAGTTTGGATCGTGGTCGTTACCTGCGTGAAGTCATCAACCACGTTTGGCGGAACCGCCACGATCGTTGAGGGGAAGAAGTCATGGATAATCTTCATACCGTAAGCGCCCGATCTACTCGACGCTTCATGGCGCGATAGGTAACGCCTGACACTCGGGCAAGTTCGGACACGGTTACTCCCTTAAGGTAGAGATCCTTTGCGATATTTGAAAGTTCATGGTTTGCGTTATATGAGGCAGATGACGGCGCGGTGCGAGCGCGATACCTTCTTGCAAGAGGAGAAAGACGGGCAATACGTAACTGCTCGTCATGAGGTATTCCTGGGCTTCTTGGACGTATCCTGCGAACGCGAGGTGCCTTTATGGGAGGGCGCGGGACTGCTCCAAGAGATTCCTGTGGCTTAACCTTTTTAACCACCCACGAGCGAATCGTGGACCTTGTCTTAACTGGATCAAATGCATTTGCGATTGACTGATATGACCAGCCAGCCTCAACAAGCTCCTGAATCCGAAACCACAACGCCTCCCTTGAAAGCGTTACAAGCAGATCTCTTTCCTGCTTTGGTAAAAGTGGAGCGGCCATGGAGTTACCCTAACATGCGCTCGTTGTTTTGTGTACAAGTGTACATTGGTTTTTTATTTTTATTTTTATCGAACACGAAACGTTCCTCCACCTTTTCCAAACCCTCCGCGAAATGACGGAAGCTTGCGGTGCGCGAGAGACTTTGCCTTGATGTTTCCACCAAGAAAACCCTGCGGAGGTTTTATGAGAAGCGCGGTTAATGCGTGAACCAACGCGTCAACTCGATCGGGTGACTTACCTTCACCTGGAATCCAGGCACACATCTGACTTTCAAGCTCTGGAAGATAGTTTATGTGATGAACTCGATTTTGCTCATACGCAAGTGTTACAGGCTCTGCGCGTAATGCCTTACCGTGTTTTGAGTGAACCTCAAGTACCTTTACGTTTGGATCAATCGTGTTAATTGCATTTCTTACAAGTGCTCCACCTTGGTTAACCTCGGCAACCACAGGGCAGCCCCACTTGCGTGCCATCTGCACGACGCGGTTAGCCCAAACATCTGGAGATCCGTGAATTGACGCATCCTCAAGAACCCAGGAGTTACGCTTATATAAATCGCGCTCGCCAGTTGAGGCGACGACAACTATTCCACACTCGTCACGTGGATTCTCCGCGACGGATGGATCAACGCCGATACAACGTAGTGGTGCTCCTATTGGAAGCTGTGATTCACGACCGCGATCAATAAGCTCAATTGTCCAGAGTGCACCTTCAACGTCTGAGAGCATCTCGCCGTAAAGTTCCTGCTGCGCTAAGCGTGTTCCCTCATAAACTCCAAGAATCGCATCAAGGTAAGCTTGAGATAGGTTACCTCTGTTGTCCATGGTTGAGCCTTTTGTGATGATGACCTTTCCTGGACGCTTTGTACTTTCATTTATAAGCGTATAAAGAAGTGGAACTCTCTTTGGAGTCGTAGTTATAAGAAGCTTTGGCTTTGTTCCAAGACGTGTACCAACACGTAGGTTGTCAAACGCGGTCATACCTGCTGCATCGGGAGTCTGTCTCCAGGCGGCAACCTCATCACCCCAGGCATGCGTAAATTGAGGACCGCGAAGTGAGTCAGGCTCATCTGCGGTGAACAAGGTCGCTGTGTTTCCGTTAGGCCAAGTTAAACGTCTCTTTGACGGCTCGTAGTGCGGGCGCTCGCTTGGAGGTGAGACATTTATGATTCCTGACTCGCCTTCAACGATAACGTCACGCACGTCCGCGGCAGTTCTTGCGACGAGCGCAAAACGTCTCTGTCCTGTATTTGTATACTTTGCCTGTTCTCTTACCCACTCTGCAGCAAGTCTTGTCTTACCAAAACCACGACCTGCAAGCACGAGCCAGATGTTCCAGTCGTCGCCTTCAGGAGCCTGTTGTTCGGGACGACCCCAAAACGACCAGTCCCAAGGAAGCGTCTCCTGGTCTAGACCGTTAAGTATCGCCTCCCTCTCGTCAAGCGAAAGTTCAGCGACGAGCTCGGCCATGCTTTTACCCATGTACAAATAGTACAATAAAACGCGCTCGTTGACTTGTGTACAAAAACGTAAAAGCAGTACCTTAAGGTTAAGTGCCTTGGACGTGAGAAAGCGATTCGGTTTACGGGAGCGCTTTGCCTAAGTGTCTCCAACTATTTTTCCAGAGTACATGTAATATTTTTTTCTGTGCAAGAATAAGCAGAAATTATTTTATGATTTTGTCTACCAAAAAATGTACTTAAGAAATGTATGTATGTCTATGTTATGTATTGCCTTGGAATATGGAAACAGGCTGACACTTTTACGTGCCAGCCTGTGACCTTAGAAAGGTACCTGTTATAGGTTTATGTTTACGTTGCTGTCGCCTTCAAATATTTTTGTAAAGGTATCAGCATCGACCTGACCTGTTGCCTTTAACCCACTGTCCTTTTGGAAGTTGGTAATAGCTAACTTAGTTAGATCGCCTAGCCATCCGTCCTTGTCGGCGTTGGCTTCTTTATAGCCAAGCTCGTTTAGGCGACGTTGTAGGTGATGGACCGTAAGGCTCTTGCGTGCATATACATTTTTGTATATACAGTTACCAAGAAATACGTCATCCCTCTCGCCACCACCGACGACCGCGGAACGTGACGAGGCCTTAGGCTTTACAGGCTTAGGCTGTTCGACCACTACCGCAACCGCAGGCTCCGGTTCAGGAGCTGGTGTTGGAGCTGGCTCGGGTGTTGGTTCAGGAGCTACCGCAACCGGTTCAGGCTGTGATATCTCGATAGGAGCAGCAGGTGCTGCATCCTCGATAGGTTGGATATTGTCTTCGCTCATGGAGCTACTATATTCCTAACTGTTTATCATGACTGTGGAAATTGCGTCATCAGCTGTGTGACTCTAGGCTCGGCCGCAGTACCATCGTACGCTCCATGGCCTAGTCCCCATGAGGTCCAGTCTGTTCCACCCTTTGTCATGTGAAATGCAATCTTGGCATTTGTGACTGGGTCGAATAGATCGGTGTTGGCCGTAAGGCCAAACTTCTCACGGCGAGCATCGCCGAGATTTCCAAGCATGTTGATTTGGAAGATACCGTATGAGTTATCGCCCGTAGCCACGTTGTCGTTGTGTGCTATTGGACGACCATTGCTCTCCCGCATGGCAACTGCCCATGCCGTTTTTAGGGCTTGGCCCTTGAAGCCAACCGCCCGCAGCAGATCTATCAGCTGCTCTTGGGTGAGCTTCCTCTTGCCCTCAAGTGCTGTCAAGGGGCTTATGTTTACCAGTTCATCTTTATGAGCTGGTATTGCTATGTTTATGTCAGTTGTGAGTGCCTTGCTTGACGGTATCATTATTACCGCAAACACTCCAACTACTAGTGCCGTTATATAGGCTACGGACGTCATTGCTATTCCTCGTATAGTAAGCAACGCTAGTTCGCCTCCTTAGGTTAGGGATGGGATACCTCAATGCAACTTCTGCATCAGGCTTCTTGCTACCCTGTAGCTTCTCAGATTTTGCTCTGTCCTCTACCACTTGCACAGGGTTGGAGATAAGAAGGGATGTCATACGACGTACCTCCGTCTCTCCGTACTTGAACTTGCAGGTATAACTATACCATAGCTCAGGTTAAAACCTGAACTTATTTTGGCCTCTTGTTGGCCCAACGTTCGATTTGTGACCAGATCCAGTCCAGCCCAGCCATAACATACGGAAGCTCGGCCATTGACCGTACCTCACGCCGGTTAAGGCGTACCACGGGCACCACTGGTGGGCAATCCGCAGGTATCAATAAGGTTACCTCGCGTGGCTTTGCCTGTTCCTCTACCAGGGGGCTGCTTGAACCCCCTGGAAGATTGGACTCTAGCCCCTCTGGGATAGGCATGCCATCGCAACCGAGGTTAGCCCTAGGGCTAGGACCAAGGTACCCTTAGAGGGATCCAGAAGCGCGGTAAGAACCGCTAAGCCTGATGCCGCGGCTGATACCACGGCAGGCCAGACGATGTTTCGTAGCAAGTTACCCTACTTGTTCTTACGGGTCTTGCCCTTAAGGCGATCTGAGGTGTTTCGAATCGGCGTACCTGAATCGGAAATTAGCTTACGCGCCTTTCCGTAGGTGATGCCAAGTTCCTGAGCTACCTCTACCACTGATTTGCCAGCGGAGTATAGAGCTGCCGCTTGCTGAGGTGATGCAGTTGTCATTTGTGTTCCTTTTCTCGTTATTTCGTCTGTCTCGAGTGAAGCAAGTAAAGCGCGTGAGCGATATATCAGATCACGCGCTTCATTGAGCAGCTTAGTACTGCTCAAGATTTATTGTTCTTTTCTTTATTGGGCGGAATTTTTCCATGCCTGTTGCAGAGAAGCTTTCCTCCCCATGCACTACGAGGTTTTACGTTTGTATCACACTCTGTGCCGTAACCTGCTGCGTAGCACACAGCCTTTTCCTTTACAAGAACGGCGTTGTTGATTGCAGCAATTGCACGCTTGACGACCGAGTCACGTATGATAAATGATCCTTCGTGGCATCGCCAGCAAAGATATTCGTTTCGTCGATGTCCTGGGTCACGCACAGCATTTGGCGCACCGCACTTGTCGCAAGGTTGAACTACCTTACGTAAATAAACGATGTTCCTGTAATCTGATGCACACACCAGCTTATCATCAAGCTCGTAGACAAGTACGTTTGTGTCACCGCACAAGGAACAGGTGTCGTAGACATATTTCTGTTCACGTTGAACAGTGCCTTGCGTCATGTGGTCCTCCGTAATCGTCCTGGAAAAACTATAATCCTTTTCCCTGGGTTTGTAAACTACTGTTTAGGGTAGACTACTCCAAGTAAAGGTTGTGAGGCAGCGGCAGATGCCTTGATGAACTCGCGTTCAGCCATTTGGTCATATGCTGCCGCGATAAGAATCGCAGGAAGACAGAAGGCAATTAGCCCGCTGATTGATGCCATGAAGTGCATCCATGTTCCACCTATGGATAAGGCGACCATGGAAATTGCCCATAGTCCTGACATTACCTTTAGCGCAAATGAGATACGGCGAAATTGAAAGCCGCGTCTACGAAATTCCTTTGACGTTTTCATGGAGAAGTTCCTTTCTGTTGTTAGTATCTATTATATCAGGGAAGGTCCTAGAAACCGAACTTCTTGCGGCATTCAGGCCCGAGCATTAGTTTTCTGCTTGTTGGATCGGTGAGCTCCGCTCCACAGGAACCGCAGCAGGAGTAGTGGGCGCCAAAAAGCTTGGTATACCCGTATTGGTTTGATCTGATGACCCCAGCGATGTCGATAACGTCACTGACTGAAAGCTTATGGCGGGTAAAACCACCTAGACTGCCTGTTAGACGGCGCATATACAAGGTGCCCATATATTCACGTACCTCAACGAAGAGAAGGTCTCCATGCACCTCGAAGTCGAGGTCAAGGTGGTTAAGGTCCGCAACAGGCACGGCATACTTTGATTTTTGAAGTACCGAAAGGTGGATTTGGGTTGGGTTAGGGCGAGCTGCCTTTGCTACCTTTGGAAGCTTTAGTAATTTCTCGATCAGGCTAGATGCCTCACGCTTGTTTAGGCTAGGTAGGGTCTCGCGCATCTCCTCGGCTTCGCCAGCCTCGATGTCGCGTTCCTTGAGTAGGCCAAGGATAAAGTCAACCTGTTTTTCTGAGGGTCCAATTAGTGTCGTCATTTTAGTTCCTTTCTGAAGAACTGGAACTATTATATCAGGTAGGCTCAGGAATATTATGAAAGCCAGGCAGGATGGAACTGCCTGGCTTCCTCAGAAAGGCTGTCTACAACCTGGACGGATTGGAGGTACATCCAGGGAGACCCTTAGCCTTGGAGAAATGAACAACTCCCGACTAAGTAGGGCAATTATATCACACCCAGGAGAATAAACGAACCTCATCGTAGATCTTGGACACGGCCGTACTCCAAATCCTTGGGGTATGGTCAAACGGCTGGTACCCACCAGCTCCACCGATCAGGATTCGGCCCTGGGCGTGGGAGTTGGCGATTTGGCCTGCCAGCTTAGCCGCATACTCGTAACCAGCGTAATCGAAGTTCAAGGTGGACAGGGGATCTGTCTTATGGGCATCTGCTCCAGTGGCAAGCAAAACCACGTCAGGTTTTATCTTGTTTGAAAGGTCGGCAATCTCGTCCATGGCTCGCATGAAGTCGATGTCACCAGCTCCTGGATCGAGAGCCCAGTTGTAGATTCCTTGTTTCGGGTTGTGACCGCTAAGACCAGTACCTGGAAAAATTACAGAGTCATGAATCGAGCATGTAACTAGATCTGGATACTCCGCAAGTAGATTTTCCACGCCATCACCGTGATGTGCATCCCAGTCGATATACATAACCTTCATGCCTTGACGTTGAAACTCGCGTGCAGCCCAAGCCATGTCATTGAATACACAAAAACCAGAGCTACGGCTGTATTGAGCGTGATGCTTAGCTCCCTGTGGGTTGAAACCAACCTTGATGCTGCCAGCTGTCATCAGCTCAACGAGACGTGTAGTTCCGGCAAACATCTCCAAGGCAACCTGGCCTAGGTGTGTGTTGTCTGGTCTCCACTCGCCGCAATGACCGATGTCTAGCACCTTTGATACATATATCGGATGATGTATGAACTCAAGGCGCAACCGATCGATAGCTGTGGCATTTGGCTTTACTAATACGACGTCATGTAATTCCTGAAGTTGCTCAGTAGCATACTTAGCACGTACAGGATTTGTTGGATGCTCGAAGTCAGCGCTTCCAAGCTTCCAATCAAGATACACATCGTCATATGCGATGTGTAACTTAGTCATTTAGCTTTAGCTCCCTTAGGTAGTTTTCAAAGCTAGCATTTATCAACACGGATGTTGAACGCTTGCTTCGCATCAACTCGATTGCCTGATCTGCTGTATAGCCTTCAAGCATGAGAACAATTCCCATAACTAAACCAGATCGGTTGATACCAGCTTGGCATCGAACCAAAACCTTTTTTCCAGATTTCCAGGAAGCGTGCGCAAACTTTGCAGCTCGCATTACCGCATCTTCATCGAAATGTTTTGTGTCATCGTCATAAAAACCGTAGCGCATTTCCTCGATAAACCAGTCAACTGGTCTTGCCCACGCGTAGAGTGTTACGACCGTATCAAACACTCCCTTTGTTATTTCTCGACGAGCATAAGTATATGCTTCGTAATCGATGGTATCAAAATCATCTGTTCCGCCAAGCCAAAGCCCTGAAAGGATCTCACTCCATAAGGGAAAGTCCCAGTCAATCTCGTGTTGCGGTGCAACACCAGATTCCTCTATTTCATATAGCGCCATTGCGCATCCTTTCGTCTTTGAGACCTCATGTTGAGGTCCCCACTGGTCTATTATATCAGGTAAGTAAACAACTTAAACTAAGGCTAAGAGCGAGAAGTCCTCTGTGACTTAACAACGATAGGTCCCGCAGAGTAGGCATCCCACTTTATTGCAGCCTCGATAGCTTTTCGTATATGCTCCTCTGCTTGCTTTGCGTTCTTTGCCTGACCAAGCATCTCAAGAGCTCCAAGAGCTACGCTTCCTCCTGAACCACCGTAGTAGATGTTACTGATATCTCTATCCCAAGAGTAATCCTCAAATATCGGATATATAACTCCCTTTACCGCAACAAGAAACATCGAGTCATGCGCCGCAGAGTCTCCGTCCTCCTTCATGTCGTAACCAGCTTCAATAAAAGCCTTACGCATTTCTGGAATGAACTTGCGTGTCATAAATGAATCTAAGTTATCAGAGCTGTTAGGAGGTTTAGGCGGAGTCCAACCAAATTGAATTACGTTTGAACCACGACTAGCTCCAGCTCCTGCGATTAGGTAAGGTCCAACCTCAACAACCTTTTGGGTTGCCATTGTTATGTATCGACCTGAGTCCTCGGTTGCTCTTGAGTCACAACCAATAACACACCAACCATTACCTTGAATGGCAGCAAGCGTAGTCATCGATCTCCCAACAAAGTCCTGGCGTCTAGGATAAATGTATCCTAGACACTCGGGGGACGTCTAAATTATGCTGGGTCGATTATACCTAGTGGAACAGTGACGTTCGCAGATTGGATGTCACCATTTGCACCTACCCGCATAAATCTTCCTGTGGGTGTCTCTAGACGAACCACTACCTTCGTGCGGTTCTTTGAAACGATGGTGGCATATTGCCCAACCATGTACCGCGTTCCAGTAAGTTCATTGAACTTGACTCTATCGCCAATCTCAAAGTCACCTATGGATTTATTCTTGCGAACTTTATCCAAACGTGCCTTTACCGCATCAGCCAACTTTGTCAGGTCACTGTCATAGGACCCCTTAGAGATCTGACCTAAAACTGTCTCGATGTCCATAGCACCTTCCTTTCGTCAGGTACTATTATATCAGGTAGATCTCCAAAAGTAAAACTAGGCGTCAACCTCCGCACGGAGATACTGGATACCCAAAACCTTTTGCTCTTCATCCTGTTGCCATGTAAGGCGGGTACGATCCATATCCAACATGCTGTTGGTATAAAGAACGGCAGTCTTCTTTGCAGCTCCCAATGTTGTATGGGCAGCATATCTTTCCTCGCCTGATGCGAGATCCTTCACCTTAACAAGCCACGCGGACTGCGGAGCTTTATTTTTTAGCAATGTAGCTATTACGCTCATTGTTTTTCCTTTCGTTGTGTCTTTACTTATAAGTCTTCTTCGTCTTCTGTATCCCACATCTCTCCGCGAAGAGCAACCTCATATTCATCTCCGCGCCAGGAGTTTGTACCGAACGATATATCCTCGTCCTCATGTAGCTTGTCAACGCTAAGAACTGCTGTGTGTCCTTCGGCCTCGAACATAACTACAAGTTTTACGTCACCGCATGAAGGGTCATCAACAAGTGCAACCTTAAACGGCATACCTGAGATTCCATTACGGTGTGTATCCATATCAAGTATCTGTAGTCTTTCTGGATCTACACTCACGATGCTCTCCTCTCGGCAGTTGAAGGTCTGTCTTTAGTAACAGTGCATCCTTCAAGTTTTTGTTTTACTATCCAGTCCTTGGCTGTTTTTTCATCCATGAACTGACCTAGCCAGGTTTCACCCTGAAAAACATTTACAAGGTTATATAGCGTACTCATAGCTTAACCCTATTTGCATCGATGATTGCAAAGTAAGCTTTACTTTTTCCACCCTTTGCTGGAGTCATGTAACCGTATCGTACAAGTCTAAAGCGTAACGCTCCATGGGTAACCCCAAGACATTTTGCAAGATGATAAAGTGTAACCTTCTCCTCGTTATGCGCCTTCCATACAAGAGCCGCATACTCCTCGGCCTCCGCACGATATTTGGGCGAGTGACTGCGAACCAGCTGCGCAAAAGGTTGAAGCTCCTTTAACCTTGCGAGAGTTTCAGGTTTAGGTTCATAAGCTTCATAAACAGTTCGAGTCTCAGTATACACAGGTAAGGATGGAATTGGAAATTCCTCTGGAAACATCTTGATCTGATCTATTAGTTCCTGACCGATCTTTGTTTCAATTTGTCGAATACGCTCACGGCTAAGTCCAATTGCGCTACCGATTGACTGAAGTGTCCAGCCTTTATGTCTTAGCGCAGCGATGTATGAGTTTCGTACGAGTGTATCGTCCTTCTCTAAAGATCTAAGAACGGCAACTACGTTTTCAGGTAGTACCTGCTCGTTTACGAGTGTGTATGAGTGAACAACCTCAACTGGTCGTCCGTAGTTTTTTCGTCCTTTTGCCATGAGTTAATTATATCACCATCTGTCTAAAAAGTAAAATGGAGCTGGGCTACTTCTCCTTAGCCCAGCTCCAAGTTTTACTTGTTACTTTTTCTTGGGAAACTTCTTTTGTCCGCGTCGAATTGCAGACATTGTTTGTGAAGCTTCCTTGGTTGTAGTAACCTGCATCTTCTCACCTGTTGAGGTATTGAAGATTAGGTAGTGCGAGCTATCAACCGAGCGCAGGACAGCAAGTGTCTTACGCTTACGGAAGTAAGCTGGCGTGTAACCATTCGGAAGTTTTACTCCACGAGCCAAGGAGGGAAGCTGCTCTACGCGAGTTCCAGGCTTGGCACGAAGCGGAGTTTTACTCTTCGCTTTCATGGCGTCCTTTCGTCATTATGAGCGCCTTGCTCATATTTGCTTATCTATTATATACAGATAAGGCAAAACTGTAAACCTAGTTTAATCTACCGCGAGCGGGTCACACAGCGGAAGAACGTGGGTTCTCCAGCCAAGAATAATCCTGTCGATTGTGTCCGCATATCCATATTCCTTTGCTCGAAGGAGGATGGCGTAGTCAGCCATGGTTTCGACCCATATGTCCTGATGTTCCTTCTCGCTCGTCGCGGAACAGGTTACACAGAAACTTTGGCCTGTGTCCATGTTTGATCTTTGATCTTGTATTGAAGCGCCTTGTTTTCAGTAAGGGCTAGAAGAACTGTTCCTAGTTCTTCCTCGGTAAGTGTAATCATGTATTCCATGAGTCCTCTCCTTCTCTTGGAACTATTATATCAGGTTATGGAGTAAACTCCAACATTGCCTTAGCCCACTCTGCAAGCTTTGGCTCAAATTTATTCTTGTGGTGACCGCATAGATAAAGCTCGCCAGAGTCTCCTAAGATCTTCCAAAGGGCACGCGCAACACGGCACGCATCACATTGAACATACTCGGAGAAGGTCGTTTCCTCAACCGGAGTTTCCTCCAGGACTACCGCGCCTGTTTCACTCATGGAGTTTATACTATCGCCTCTCTGTTAGACCGAATAAGCAACGACGTATCCTTTGTCGCGCTTCTCGAAAATTCGAGACTTTGCCGCATACAAGGCGTCCTGCTCGTGTGCGTAAGTCATTACCTTTGTTTGGCGATTTGGCTTTTCTGCCATTCCCCACAGAGTCGTCATTCGATTTCCCTCGACAACGATTTCATACATCTTCTTTTTTCCTATGGCTCCGCGTCCTCCATCGGAGTCCTTTAGCAAGCACCAGCGTTTCATGGGTGTGTCCTTTCGTCGTTTTACGGTGGGTGTTCCGTAGGTATCTATTATAACAGGTTTTAGATAAAAAGTAAAGGGAGCTAAAGCTCCCCTAACTTTTAGTAATTGCGAGAATTTATAAACTCGGTAATGACGTCCATTACCGCATCCTGCAACGCTTCTTGAATCTCATCAAGCTCTTCGCTTGAAAGAATAATTTCCTCTTCGTCGTTCATGTAGTTAACTGAATCATGAACCATCTCGACGGTGATAGCGTTTAGAACTATCGTGTTTGGGTTTGTGTCCATCTTTGTCCTTTCGTCATTTGATACTATTATAACAGGTTGGAGCGACAAAGCAAAATAGGACCAACCCGAAGGCTGGCCCTATTTTAGGACTAGTAAACTTTCTACTTCAAGTTGGGCCGCCGCGTGTCCACACGCACCTGTGTTGATCTTGCTACAGTTTTGCCAGGCTAGCTTTCGCTAAACTCAAAGACCGTTCTGCTTACATTTACTTCGTTTCCTGGAGCTCATAACACGTCAGCTTGTCGGGATTAGTTTCCCCATGGGATACCCTTACGCTCTAGAACCAGTAAGTCCGTTGGTATCTATTATATCAGGAAGATGGGATGTCTTCCCAGTCCGTCAGGTACCGAGCTTCAAAATCGGAGGCTGGCCTTTTGAGTCCAAGCTCCGCCATCTTGAGAGCGCGGTCAACGTCTGCACGCTTGCGTGCCCGAAACTTATTTACACGCTCACCCGTCTGTACATCTATAATTTCCCACACGCCTGCTGCAACGTTTCTTTTACGCATCCGTCATTACCTCTTTACGTATACGGGCTGCAAATTCCTGAAGTTGAACAAGCCACGCATTTGGAAGTTCCATGGTCTCACCGTCTTCGTCCGTGCCGCCTGTAAACACACAGTCGCCAAGAATGACATCGGTTGGTCCAAAGCTTCTCTCCCACATGTGCGAGGCTATGATGTTGAGAGGAAGGCTAATAAGCTTTCCCTCCTCATTGCACCAGAGAGTTAGGTCAGGCTTGAGATCTACCGGTTGGATAAGTCCGCCCACCGCATCATGGAGCTGAGTGTACTCATTTTCAGAAAGATCGAGAACCTCGGTTGTGAAGTCTGTATTTACTCGTAATGCTGCTTTCATTTTGTTCCTAACCTTTCCTGTGCTTCGGAGAGACAACCGCGAACATCAAACTCTTCCATGCCCATGTCCCATTTGTCGAATAAGGCTACTGCCATTTCCCAGTGCTCATTTGTGTACTCTTCACTGGTATTGAACTCAACGTGGTCCTTTGTGAACCACTGAATCATAATCTCTGAATCTGGGTCTTCCTGAAGAAGAGCGTCGATTACTGTCTGCACTCTCATGATAGCTCCATCTTTTCGTTTGGAAACCACTTGAGAAATGTTTGAAGAAGTTTGTCGTAGCTGTCGCTCGATGTCATGTCCGCAGTGAACTCCGGAATCTGATCTTCACGACCTTGCTCCCTTAGCTCGCGGCGTCCTGCTGCGATTACACTAAAGGCATTGCCATCAAGAATGCGTATTGCCATTGGGTGTCCTTTCGTCGTGGTATCTATTATATCAGGAAGTAAGCAAAGATGAAAGGTCTTCGTAAAGATCTTCGATAACGTGTCCATGCTCCATGATGACCTGTTCGAACTTGTCATCCGCATCAGAGACGCCTTCAGGGAGAGTCGTACTTGAACTCATTACATAGATGACGTCACCTGGTGATAAAACCCACCAGTCGCCATTCTCGTTTGCTAC